ATCGAGCAGTGTTAATGCTCTACAATGCGTATCGCTACGACAAACTGAAAAAAGCAAACTTACAATCCAAGAAAGTTTCTAAGAAACCTAAAATTATTAGCACGACAAACAAAACTGTTGACGCACAACCTGAGGGTAATCGTAGGTTTAAATCTCAAATGGACAAGCTCAAGAAGTCAGGAAATATGCAAGATGCAAAATCTGTCTTCGAAGAGATGATTAAACACAAAGCAATATAATAGAAAGGAAAATATCAAATGGCCGTTCCAAGCAACACATTTGAATCATTTGATTCCAATTCTATAAAAGAGTCGTTTGAGGATATTATTTACAACATCGCTCCAGCCGACACCCCTTTTATGTCAGGAATTGGTAAGATCAATGTACCACAAACATTACATGAGTGGTCAGTAGACGCTCTCGCAGACGCTGGTGCAAACGCACAAGTCGAAGGTGACGACTACACAGCTGGTTCAAGATCAGCAACTGTAAAACTTAACAACAGAACACAAATCTCAGCAAAAGCTGTAGCAGTATCAGGAACCATTGAAACAGTCGACCAGGCTGGTAAAGGTTCTGAACTTGCTTATCAATTATCTAAAGCTGGTAAAGAGCTTAAAAAAGATATTGAAAGAGCTATGGTTGGAGTTGAAAATGCAAAAGCAACCGGTTCATCAGGTACAGCTCGTGAGAGTGCATCTTTAGGAACCTGGTATGGTGGTAATATCCCTGGTACTTCAACTTCTGCTGATAACTATTCAGTAGGTGGTTCACCTTCAGCTGAACCAGCTGGTACTGGTGCAACTGCAATCGCTGGTGGTACTAACAGAACTTATACTGAAGCTCTACTTAAAGCTGGTGTTCTAAAAGCCTATCAGTTGGGAGGAAATCCCGAGGTAGTTATGATGACACCTAGTCACAAACAGACAGCCTCTGCTTTTACGGGTGTATCGACAGCGTATCGTGACGCATCTTCGATGTCAGTAATTGGTGCTGTAGATATCTATGTATCTGACTTTGGCGAATTATCATTCGTACCAAACAGACTACAGAACGCAAACAGAGTAGACATCTTACAGATGGACACCTGGGCGATGGGATCACTAAGACCTTTCCAAACAAAGGAATTAGCATCTTCTGGTGATAACGAGAAGAGATTACTCTTAACTGAGTGGACTCTCGTAGCACATTCACCAAACGCTAACTATGGTATCTTTAACCTAACTGCATAATTATTTATCTATCGAGGGGGTTTTCTACCCCCTCATTCATTTTCATATAGGAGCAACAATGTTTAAAAAATCTATTTACAAAAGAGGTAGTCATAAAGGCAAAAGCAATTTGACTATGACCAAAGGCGATGGAAAAGAAGTTTCTATGGCTAAAGGTGGTGACAGATTTTTCCAGATGGGCAAAAAGAGAATTGCTAATCAAGGTCTAGCTGTCATGGATACAATCGATAAGGAAATCGCAAACGCAATTAAATCATAATGACAAAAAAACTAAGCATTGATGTAGGGTCAGAAGTTATTAAGTCTAAAATTCACTTAGACGAGGGAGAGAAGAAAATTCACATTGAAGACTCCCAGGATGTCTCAGAAATTTTAAGCAACAATAAAAAAGACGCTAACGATCAAGCTTATAAGATGAGAGGATTTCAAGATGCTAAAATGTATAAAGTGGCATCTATTCCTTTAATTGTCGTACAGCAACTTTCTCAAAAAGGAATTATGTATCCGAATGGTGCGATCAAAGATAAAGAACGCATGAAGAAGTGGTTAAACGACCCGGACAATAAAAATTTTAGAATTTACCAAGGTAAACTGTAATGGCTATCACCAATTTCACTAACTTAAAAACAACAATCGCTAATTATCTGAATAGAGATGATCTTACATCGTACATTCCAGATTTTATTACATTAGCAGAGTCTCGCATGAATAATGAGTTACGAGTTAGAGAAATGGAAACCATCGATACATCCACAACAACAGTTGCTGGTACACAAGCGTATAGTCTTCCTACCGGATTTATTGAAGCAAAGTATGTTATCTTTCAATCTGATCCGTATGCTGTTTTACAATACAAAGCTCCTTTTGATTTCTTCAAAGACTATAATGCTAGTGTTAGTTCAGGGAAGCCGTCATTCTTTACCATTATTGGTACAGAAATTAACCTGGGTGTTACTCCAGACTCAGCAAAAACTTTAGAGATTGCCTTCTTTAAAAAACTCACTGCGTTATCGGATAGTAACTTAACCAATACCATTTTAACTAATTATCCTGATTTATATTTATATGGATCATTAGCAGAGTCAGCTCCGTTCTTAATGCAAGATGAGCGACTTGATGTATGGGGTAAGTTATATAAAGAAGCTTTACGAATTGCTAACTCTAGTTCCGAGAATGGAAGAAGTGCATCTCAGAACTTACAAATGTCAGCTGATGTGGTGGTCTAATGATAAAATTTGGAGATTTACAATCAGATCTTCCGACTTACCAAAATACGGGAGCCTTAAAAGCTGATAATGTTATTCCCTTAAAAGAGGGATATAAAAGTTTTCCAGGATTTGTGGAATTAAGTGACACTGCTCTTAATTCTATTCCTGTCGGTTTATTTACATCAATCGGAGCTACGGGTATCACCAACTATGCTGGTGATGAAACAAAGCTTTATCAGATGGATAACAATGGTGACTTCCAGGATGTTTCTAAATCTGGTAGTTACAGTAACTCCACGACAGAAGGATCAAGAGACTTTTGGAGTTTTACTAAGTTTGGAGATAATGTTATTGGAACGAACTTCGCTGATAACATACAAAAGTTTGAAGAAGGAACAGATACAGCCTTTAGTGATCTTGTTTCTTTAAAAGCAAAATATTTAACTGTAGTTCGTGACTTTGTTGTTGCTGGATACACTGAAGAGTCTAGTACAGAATATCCTCAACGAGTAAAATGGTCAGGACTGAATGATAGTTCTACCTGGACACCGAGCCAGGCAACGCAATCAGGTTATCAAGATATACCTGGTGAGCATGGAAGACTCATGGGTATAGTTGGCTCCGAGTCATTTGGAATTATCTTTTTTGAAAAAGCAATTTTTCGAATGGAGTATGTCGGTACACCATTAATTTTTACGTTTAACAAGATTGGTAATATTGGTTGCTTTGCTCCAAGATCTATTTCTACTTTTGGTAATACAATTTACTTTTTATCACAAGACGGATTTTATGCCCTCCAGGGAGGTCAAGATTTAATACCGATTGGATCAGCAAAAATTAACATTACCTTCTTTAATGACTTTGTTGCAAAACCAGAAAGTATTTTTAGTGCGATAGATCCTAACAACTCGATTGTTGTTTGGTCATATCGTGGATCAGGCTCCACAGGATCAGCTGGAGTAAATAATAAATTATTAATTTATAATTATTCTGTTGGTCGATGGGCCACTGGCTCTGGACTAGATTTATATTTTATTAATACAGCATCTCAGGAAGCATTTAATACCCTGGAGTCTTTAGATACTTTAGGTAACCTTGATGGTTTACCACGATCCCTGGACTCTTTCTTCTATGATGAAGGTGTTGTGGGCCTTGCTGGTTTTAGTGCTGATAAAAAATTTGGTAAATTCTTAGGAAGCTCTCTTTCCGCTACTGTGGATACCACAGAGTTTGAAGGAGTTGAAAACAAAAGATCGACATTAATTAATGCAAGACCGATAGTCGATGCTAACGGAGAAAACACCACTGTTACGATAACTCCCATAACTCGATCATCGCAAATGAACTCAGTAACCGAAGGCACAGCTGTTACAGTACGAGATAGTGGAGATTGTCCACTCAGAGCTACATCCAGGTATCACCGACTTAGAGTCAATGTGACTGGAAACTTCTCTACTCTTTCTGGAGTAGATGTCGAAGCTCGAACTGAAGGAAAGAGATAATGTCTAATCAGTTCTTAACTGTACCTTTATCCAATCCTGATACAAAAGCTCATGCTCGACAATGTGCGATTACAATTAACAATGTGATGGATGGTAAACTGAACAGTACCGGAGAAATTACTCTGACTACTTCATCAACTACCACTACCTTATCAGACGCTAGAATAGGTTTAAATTCTGTTCTGCTCTTTATGCCTCAAACAGCCAATGCTCGAACAGCATTAAATGGTTTGTATATAACAGGCCGAGGGAGTGGGAGCTGTACTATAAATCATCCTAGCTCTACAGATACGGATCAAGATTTATCTTATGTTATCATCGGATAAAGTTTGCACCCAGGTTCCAAAACAAGATGTTTTCTTAATTTGGACTAAGGTTGCACCACTGCTCCAAAAAGCCCTGGATGGCACTTATGATATAATAGATGTGGAACAAGGTTTGCAAGATAACCGGTTCCAATTATTTATCAGTTGGAATAATGGGATTGAAAGTGCAGTGATTACAGAAATAGCCGAATACCCTAAAGCTAAAGTGCTTCGCTATGTATTAGCTGGAGGCACGAACCTGGAGAACTGGCTAGAAGAAATACAAGAAGTTATCGAAAAATTTGCAAAGAAAAACCACTGTACGCAATTAGAAGTTGCTGGAAGAAAAGGGTGGTTAAAAAAATTAAAGGATTTTAAGGAGAAAGCAATTTTACTAAGTAAGGATTTATAATTATGTCAAAAGGATCAAACCCAACAAACGTCACAACAACATCAGAACAAGAACCATCTGAATACATCAGACCCTACCTGGATATCGCAATGGATGATGCCCAGGCATTATATGAAAGCGATACACCTAATTTTTATCCTAATGCCACTTATGTTAATTTTTCTCCTGAAACCGATACAGCATTAGAGCTAACAAAACAAAGAGCGTTAGCTGGTAATCCTTTATTAGGTTCAGCTCAAACAGAAATAAACAAAATTCTATCAGGTGATTATTTATCCCCTAGTTCTAATCCTTATGCTTCAGCCGTCTTTAATGAAATGGCTGATGACATTACTTCTAAAGTTAATTCTCAATTTACTAAATATGGTCGATTTGGATCTGGAGCTAACCAGGAAGTTTTAACAGACGCATTAGCTGATGCTGGAAATCAATTCTTCTATAACAACTATCAAGACGAAAGAAACAAAATGATGGATGCCGTTAATGTTGCACCTGGTCTAGGTGAAGCTGATTATACTGATATCCAGGCCTTGGCTAATGTAGGTCAAGCAAGAGAAGACTTAGAGTTTGCAAAACTTCAAGACTCCATTGATCGTTTTGATTACGAACAACAAAAACCTTATATCAAATTAAATCAATATCTCGGAGCGTTAGGATCATCTGTTCCGACCACGACAGTAGAAACTTCACCAGTTTATCGAAACACTGGTGCGAATATCTTACAAGGTGCTGGAATGGGTGCTGACTTAGGATCTACTATTGGACTAGGTTCAGGCACAGGAGCTATCCTTGGAGGACTTCTTGGAGGGTTCTTTTAATGGCAACAATAGATATTAATGCAATCTTAAATAACTTACCGAGAAGCACTAAAGAAAATCCTAATCTGATTAATCCTAATGTGAATATGAATATGACTCCTAATGTTCAACCTGGAGTGGTTTTTAGTAAACCTCGTGTAGCTCAATCTAACCAACCTAATTTTTTCCAATCTCCTATACCTGGTTCTAAACCAAACATGAGACCAAGTATCTTAGATACAACTAACAATAAACCAAACATGAACCAAGCTTTTACGGAGGCTGGACTGTTAGATCAAAATGTACCGGTAGTTAATCAACCAGGCACACCACCTAATAGAACTAATAACTTATTGAACTTTGTCGGATCTCCTCAAGGCCAAGCATTCTTTGCTGGTATTGACACCAGGGCATCACAAGTACCTACATCTCTTGTTGAAAGACTACAACCTGGCTACCAGGCCTATCTCAAATCAAAATCAGATCAGATCAAACTAGCAAACGAGAAAGAACAATTACAAAAGCAGTATGAACTAGATCTCTATAAAGCTTACACAGACAGAATATCTGCATTGAGTAAAGATAATAGAACCACCTTAGAAAAAGATATGGCTACTTTGTATCCAAATCTCAAAGTTGGTTCACCAGAATATCAAGCTCAAGCATTAAAGTATCTATCACAAAAAACTCCATCTACTGAATTTAACTTTCCCGATAAAAAATCAGAGATGGATTATGGAAGATTAATAGAACAAAAAGGAATTATTGATGAGAGCTTAGTTAACAATCGTGAGATGATGCCAAGATTAAAGTTTTTAGATATGCAATTATCTGATCCACAATTTGAGACTGGTGTTATTCAAGAAGCATTTTTACCATTTCTTAACACAATGGCTAGTTTAGGTCTATTGAGTGAAGATGAAAAAGCTCGTGTTGCAAATATGCAATCATTTCAAGCAATGGCAAATTTCTTAGTACCAAGAATGAGACCAGCTGGATCTGGTTCTACATCTGACTTTGAAGCTAATTTGTTTGCATCTGCTACAGCTGGATTAGGCAAAGACACCGAGTCAAACAGATTGATTGTTAAAGGAATGATTGCGATGTCTGATTACTATCAGCGAAAAGGCGTTTTACTAAAATCTTTAATGACAAAAAATAATAATGCTGACTTTGATAAAGAGTCTTATGACTATGCGATTAAAGAATTAAAAATGAGCGAAACAGAAGCTTATGTCTATTCAGAACTAGGCAATGTTGCAGATAGAAAACTTGGAAATATGTTTAAGCAATATGCAACCGATGATGCTATAGATCAAGCATACGAAGATGGTGATATAGGTGTAGGTGATTTGTTCTACGATCAATCACAAAATCAATTCTTTATATTCAGCGAGGAGAATATACCCAATGCCTCTAACTAAAGTAGAAGTACCAAAACAAGATCCTAATTTTAAAGCAGATAGCACTGGTGCAAACATTAATCGACTTGTTGGCCAGGGATTGACCTTTGGTCTTCAAGATGAAATTGATGCTTTTTTAAAATCTGCTTTTAATAAAGATCTTAGTTATGCCGATGCACTAAAGAATGAAAGAGAACAGTTAGCTAACTTTAGAAAAAATAACCCGGTGACTGCTTTCGGTTCAGAAATGGCTGGTAACTTACCTTATGCACCTTTGTCTGTTGGTAAAAATCTTTTATCAACCTTTATAAGAAACGCTGGTATGGGTGGAGCTTATGGAGCTGGTACTGGAGAAGGCCTAGAAGATAGAGCAAAGAACGCTGGAATTACTGCTGGTATCTCAGGAACACTAGGAACTTTATTAAGTAAAATCCTACCTAGAAGAACACCTGAGTCACAAAAACTACAAGAAGCTGGTATTGAAGTTACCCCTGGTCAAGCGAACAGAGGAACCCTTATAGGTAATATAATTGATTACTTCGAGAAGAGAGCTACAGGCCTACCTATTATTGGTGACTTTATTAGTTCTGCTTTTGATCGTGGATCAAGAGATTTTCAATTTAAAATATTTAAAGATTTTGCAGAGTCAGTAGGCATTAAGTTAGATGACAAACTAAAAGATGCTGACAAATTTACAATCTTTGACAAAGTGAATGAAGCTTACAGAAAAAAATATAATGATGCAGTTGGTAAGCTAGTTTTAGATAAAGATCAATTTACCAAAGAGATGACAGACTTTGCTATTTCTAAGGGCCTGAACAAGAACCAGGCAAATGAGTTTGTCAGAAAAGCTTCTAAAGAAATAATTAATTTAAAAGATAACAAAATAACAGGATCTTATGTTCAAGATACAGATCGTTTTTTTAGAGAATTAATGAATGATCCTCAGTTAGATCGATATACACAAGAATTATATGAAGAGTTTTATGAGGGTTTGTTTAAATCTAATTTAACAATGAATAGTAAAACGGGTGCGTTAACTGCTTATAACAATGTAAAAAAATACTTTCCTTATTTTAAAACAATCGAGAAATCTGTTGGTAAAAGCACTGCTGAAACAATAACTCCAACGAATGTTTTAAGTGCTGGTAAAGTAGGAAAAGGTGGTTCTGTTAAATATGCTTC